AAGTGAGTGACAACTCGTGTTAATGTATTAGGTAATGGTGATAGTGCTGGAATGTTCCAACGTGGGACTAAAGGTAGACTTTTGGTATGTAATATGCCTCCGTTTGAAATTACTCGTAAAGAAGTCTTTGCGACTTGTATGGTCGATTTCAAAATGATGAATGCATTGACAAAGGGTGAGATACAACTTGATATGTATGATTGGATTCTTGGTAATCGTCCTCGTAAGTGGATGGAGATGCGTCCTGACTTCTATCTGAAGTATGCACAATGTATCAAGGGATTCTATCAACACGTCCCACAATATGCAGTGATTGGTGGTGAGGTCAACATGGCTGCTACTAACTTCAACTGTGGTCATCTTGCAGTACACTACGCATGTAAGAAGATGTTGGCGGATGAGGTTCACCTTTATGGGTTTGATAGTCTATTTGACATGAACATTCGTTCATTTACAGACTTGTTATTAGAATCAGACCGTAGTGCAAACAATACCAACAAACTCGCAACTAACTGGCGAACAGTATGGGAAGGAGTGTTTGCAGAATTCAAAGAAGTAAAATTTGTTCTACATCATGGTCATGACAAATTAAAAATCAGAGTAGGTAAACATGTACAGGTCGAAACATCATCTAAAAAACAACTTGACAAAACAGGAACAGTTTAGTATAATGTGCAACAATGTCTCTGTAGCTCAGTTGGATAGAGCGTTTGGCTACGAACCAAAAGGTCAGGAGTTCGAATCTTCTCAGGGACGCCAGTTTAATAACAAAAGGAAATAATAAAATGCAACATGAACTAGATTTAGGTGAAGGTAATCAACCTGTCGGTAAAGAGACTTACATTAAAGAACTAGATGTTGACGCACACTTCTTGACTATGAAAGAAGATTATGTATTTGGTAAAGATGTCACGCCTCAAGACATCAGGAAGTATAGGGAGCGTAGGAATCTAAGCGCTGATGAAATCATCGTAGTTTTTGACCAAGGATACAAAATTGTTTATTCCGATAATCCTTATGATGATTATACAATTACTGGCAGATGATTAAACACATAAGAAACCATCCAGTAGACCATAAGAAATGGTATACACGTTTTATGGATGAGTGTGATTGGAGTTTCACTGGTAGAACAGGTATGCCTGACGAACCGTTTACACACTGGTCATACAGTCCATCTGAGGCAGGTTGTGTAAATGATGAGTTAATGTTAGGTCTGTGGGAAGAGATAGAACCTCACTTACCATTCAAGTTGAAGATTAGAAATGGATTCGCAAATTTATATAATCACGGTGATAGTTCTTGGGTGCATACTGACCCTAGTGATTACACAGTAGTATGTTTTCTTAATCCTGAATGGGATAAGAATTGGGATGGTCTTCTTATTTTTTTAACAGAAGATGAGAAACAAATCAAGTTTGCGTGTTTTCCCGAAGGCGGAACATTCGTTGTATTTGAATCTAAGATACCACACAAACCTGTGGCAGTAAGTAGAGAAGCACGAGTTCCAAGATTAGGTATAACCTATCAGTGCGAATTTATCGCTTAGACTTTTCCTTCTCTTTCTTAATCCACTGTTTTGCAAGTCTGTTGTCGGGTGGACGTTTTAGGAACTTTTGAACGTCACGATATGCACGTAGTGTCTCTTGTTTGAAGTCTTTACCTGTTGAGTTATCTACGACAATAAAGTCTTTCTTACCGAAGAATGTTTGGAATGCACCAATGTTCTTTTGTACAGTTTTCCAATACTTTTCGACTTCTGCGTCAGGTAGACTTCTTGCACGTTCACGGTTTCGTTGTAATGCAGTATCAAGGTCAGTGTTTACAAATATCATTGAAGCATCATAACCTATCTGTTGAAGAGTCTGTGCTTGTTTTTTTACTTTTGCGAAGTCTTTACCTGTACCGTCAATAGTAAGTCCTAACCTACCTCTGATGTAAGCTGCTTGTTTCATTGAGGTAAGTTTCTTTGCCTTAGTTCTAAGTTCTTGTCCTTGTGTCGAGAATATGTTATCGGGATTCATTTCCATTCCCGCTTTCTTCATTGCAGCTTCGAATGCATCGTCAGAGTTTACTACCTTGAGTCCCAATACAGGAAGTCCAGTTTTACCTACGATAAATGACTTACCACTGCCAGGCCCACCCGCAAGGAATACCGCTTTGAATATTGCGGGGTCATTGACACCTTCTTCTATAAATGTCTTAAATTTAATCATCAGTAGACTCTAATCTTTTTAAGTAAATTGTTTTGTTGATGAATGAAAGAATTCTGTTGTACAGTTCTACGGAATATAAGTTTCTGAGTCACTAATGACTCAACTAACTCGCCTTCCTCGTCACGTGACTCTGTTCGTACAACATCAGGTTCATTACGATTGTGTTGTTTAATTTCTTTTCTTAAACTTTGAGGAACTATTGCATTATGAAGTATACCCACACTATCATTGATACTTTTCTCACCTAATAACCTATCACCTAAGTCTTCAGAAGAATTAAATTGAACCAATTCAAAGTCATCCGTACATAAATGTGCGAAGTCTGCCTTGATTGCATCTGCTTTGAATTTGTCTTTAGGATTATGAGGAACGTCTATTAAGATTACCGCATCATATTTTTCTTCTAAGTTGTGACCTTTGAGACGTTTAACCCATTCTTCATCTCCTAGAACATATGGGCCATCTGAACGTAGTGTATTGATTCTATTAGATTGAGCTGCATATCCTTGATATAGGAACTCAAAGAAACTGTAGTTATTTTTTTGTGTACCATTTCCACACGCAATGTGAAGTTTACCTTCACACTCATTATAGAAATGTATAAGAGGATACATGTGTATACTTGAACCACTGACAGGTAGGAAGTTTTGTTCGTCACTCAACGTCAAACGTTGTAGTCTACTCTCAGGATTATCATTCCAAGATGGAATAACAAGTGCGTTTTTATATCCACGGATTACATGGAATCCACTGTATATACAACCACCAACTGCCATGCACTCAAACGCTTTTTTATTGATGCGTCCATCATCCATCATATCGATTCTGATAGTTGCACCAAAACTATCGATGTACCGCCAGTACATTTTTTCGAAGTCATTGTTTACACTGAGACTTGCAGATTCGGGTGTTCGATTGGAAACAAGTTCTCCGTTTACCCACGCCTTGGGTTGATATGAGTCTTCAAAAAACATTTATTCCCCTTTATATATTTTCTGTATTACACCCTCAAACTGTTCTATCTTCTCAAGTCTATTGGGCCACTTGATGTATTCCTTTTCAGGATTCTGTTTGAGATTGTTTAACAATGGTTGTATTGCATTGTAAAGGTTATCTAGACGTTTAGTAGTAGTCTCTTTGTTGGACACAACAGACTCTACCTCCGCCTTGACTTCCTGAACAATGTCTAGTTCATCTTCGTCAACGAGGGTAAACCCGAAATCGAATAGTTCTTCGTTATTTGCCATACCTTTATTTATACCTTTTTTTCGCTTGACAATACATGTTTTGTCAATTATAATAGTAGTGTTATTTAGGAGTTTGTTATGGACGTTATTTTTGATGTAGATGGAACTCTTATGGATATCACCCATAGGAGACATTTTGTGACGCAGAGACCCAAGGATTTCGATTCTTTCAGGGCTGCTACGACTAATGACACCCCCAAGAAAGATATCTTTGCAATTGCACTCGCAATGAAAGCTGCGGGTCATAGGATTATCATATCTTCAGGTAGGAATATGTCTCAAAGGGCAACTACACTGCAACAATTGATGTCCCAAGGATTAGCTTTTGATGCAATATACATGAGGTCTGATACCGATTACAGACAGGATTATGTTGTAAAACAGGGTATGTTGGATAAAATGAGGAAGGATGGATTCAATCCTACCATGGCGGTTGACGATAGACAACAGGTTGTGGATATGTGGAGAGACAACGGATTGACAGTTCTTCAAGTAGATGACGGAGATTTTTAATGGGAACAATTAATTTAGGGAATAGTTTGCGATATGACATGACAGGTCGGAAACGAAAGACCAAGAGTATGACTTCTAAGAAGAAGTCGTATAGTAGGACGTGTAAACCCCTCAAAATACCCCAACACGTGTTGGATAGGATGCGAGAGACAGAAGAACACAGGAAGAAGTATCCATCCCTCACAGGGACGAAATACAGTCCACAGAAGGACGATACGTGGAAGTTAGAGGAATCTAAGAACTTCACGGTTGCACCCGCATACAATAAGGGTGCATATCAGGTCATTCCACGTGAAAATATTAAAGATATTGGTAAATAAACGCTTGACATTCTCTGCCACGCTTGTTATAATAACAACGTAAACTGAGAAAAGAGAGGTAAATCATGAAAAACTTTGTAACTGGATATGAATACACTGGACAGAATGAAGCGATTCTTTCTGAGATAGGTGTCGAATCTGTTCTTACTTTCAAACAGGCAATCAAGTTGAAGGGTCTGTCAGGTAAGAAATTGAAGGGTCTCAAGAAGTGTGCGACTTTGATTGGTTACAAGACTGTTGAGACTGAGGAAGGTAAGAAGGAAAAGAAACCTTTCTTCTTTAGTGTTTTCAATTCAAAAGAAGTTTTAGCGAGGAAAGCGGCATGAGTAAACTGGTAATCCACACCCAATATAAAGAGAACTATGGAGCCCATGATTGGGACGGTAAGGGTGAATGCCCTCAATACTGGAAGTTCAAGGGTGGTGATACCTATGTGGTGGAGAACCTAACTTCAACCCAAATTCAAAAGATAGTGGATAATGGTATCCCTACTTTATCTAAACTCATTGAGTATTCCAATGACTATGCTAAGGAGTACATCCTTGATTGGTCTGTGGAAGAGGATTCCAAAGTAGTATGTGAGAAGTGGGAAACTCCCATCATATGCACGTTTGTCCAAAGTCGGATTGAAGACGGATGGATATTCACCAAGAATGAACTCAATAGTGAGTTTGGTTACATGAGGAAAGAAATCGCCTCAGTATTCTCTTCTTGGATTCCTTCTGAAGAGGGTCAGGTCTCTGACATGGTGAAGACTTACACTATGCAAGATGGTTCTAAACTGTCTTATCAGGAACTTGAACAGTTTTTAAAGGAGGCAAGTTAATGCAATATAAAGACATCGTTGAATATCAACGTGCAAAATTAGCTGCTGAGGAATGGAAAGATGGAGTACAAAATTTCCATATGCACTCACTGAAATCAATGTGGTACGATAACAGACCACAAGATACCGATGATGGTATGGTAGAAGACTATCAATACAACGATGGTCGTATCGAGAGATTCAAAAAGGGTAAATTGATTCATACATTTACCGAAGAACAGAAGACTGGCGAACAACTAGTCGAAGAATTTTTGAAAATAAACGCTTGACAATTCTTGTCGAGTTTGGTATTATGTTGTTTTGAAAGTGAGAGGTTTGTTATGGAACTTGACCGTTTAATTAATCAATACATTTGTCTCTGTGAGATACGTGGTGAGTTGTCGCCTGAGCACAACGCTAAACTGGAAGAACAACTAAAAATTCTTTCACAAAAAATCAAGAAACTGGAGGCGAGTTCTCCACGGTTTACTAAAGAGGAATTGGTAGCATGATTACATTTGTTGAGAACTCTTATTACGAAGAGTTAAAAGTTAAATTCGATGTCCTTACCGAAGGTATGGAAGATTGGAAAATGCCTATAGATACAGTGATACCTGTACGTGAACTAAACGTCATGCGTGACGCATGTGAGTTCATGACGGGTTCAAAACTCTATGTGGTTAAACAAGTAAACGAACCAAACTTTGGCGACATGCGAGTCAAAGCAGATGGTTACTACATTGCTACAGGTGACTAAACTGATGAACACTATGGAAAAATTACGTGTTAGTACAAATCTAGTTGAGAAGTACGGAGAACACGTAAAAGTTCAGAATGACCTTTATGGTAATGATGTCATTGTAGATTGGCGCCCGTGTGCGGGCGAATCTGCAACTGAGTCAGGACTATTGTTTGAGAGTATCACAGAAGATATTCTAAAAAGTAATCCTGACATCCGTGGTATTACTAAACGTCCCGATTTCTATTGTCACTTTGGTATGAAACGCAAAGGTGATTTTGAATGTATTCACAATGACAACGTGATTCACATTGAGTGTAAACAACTAGGGAATGCAGAATCACACTTTGATAAACTTTCCCACGTGTTTATGAATCTAATCTCAGGATGTTATGGTCAAAACTTTTGGTTAGTGTATGACTACAATCTTAATGGTAAGAAGTCTGTACTAAAAAAGATTGACTATCTTGAGACACGATGCGAAGCAATCAAAAGACAAGTCGCCTTGCAAGGTATTACATTTGAATACCTGACGTTAGGCAAGTTACAAAAGATATAATGTGTGGTGGATACACAGGGGAGTTTGATATGGAAAAAGATACTGGTCATCGTAGTGTATTCATATCAGATTTACACTTAGGAAGTAAGCACTGCCGTGACGAAGAGTTATTAAAATTTCTTAAAGAAGTTAGAACTGAAAAACTTTATTTGGTCGGTGATATTGTTGATGGTTGGAGACTTCAGAAAAAATGGTATTGGCCAAACAATCACAATAGAGTAATTAAAGAACTTATTCATATTTCAAAATACACAGATGTTTATTGGATAAGCGGTAATCACGATGAGTTTTTAAGAACAATTCCAAATATTAATCTAGGTAATATTGAAACACACAACAGATTAACTCATATTGGAGTTGACGGCAAAAAATATCTTGTAGTACACGGAGATATGTTTGACTATTTGATGAGAACAAGATTTGGTAAAACAGTAATGCATCTTGGTGACTGGGGCTATGATAGATTAATCAGCATTAATTATATAGTAAATAAAATAAGAAGCTTCTTTGGATATAAACCTTGGTCATTAGCAAAATACCTTAAAAGAAAAGCTAAGTTAGCCTCAAACTTTGTTGGTGAGTTTGAAACAGAAATGGTTAAGTATGCAAGAAAGAAAGACTATGATGGTATCATCTGTGGACACATTCATACCGCAGAGATAAAAGAGATTAATGGCGTAATATATATGAATGATGGTGATTGGTGTGAAAGCTGTTCAGCATTAATTGAAGATCACGAAGGTAATTGGAAAATAAATTATTATGCATAGGAAGATTTGATGAAAAAACTTTTAACATTATTGTTATTTGGTGGTTGTGGTTGTGCTTCTAATCCACATCTAGATTTAAAAAGAGGTAATGGATACGGTAACGAATATTGTCCTACGAGTGGATATCTTCTCATAGGTTCTGTATCAGGAATAGGTGCTGGAGTTATCTCAGGTTCAGTTGCAACAGGTGGTGCAGTAGCACTTGTAACTGGATTTTTTATATGGGGTAATACTGTTCCTTGGCACGAAGTCAATTGTGAACCCATAGAAGAATGACTTCAAGAGAAGGATTTGATGAAATTTTAATGAATATGTTACGCTAGTTGCGGTAAGATAATGTGTGCCCATCGATCTTTGTTCAACATCGGATCTCCGACATTAACACTCACACTAACATTAGGAGCATCTGATTTTGGAACACTAACTTGTGCTGGAGCAACATTAACAACTGGTTGATTTCCGCCTGCTTCTGCCATTGCTAACTCTTCAACTTGATCTGTGGCTGATTTCATTTTAGCAGGATCTATTGCTGGTACATTACTAGCAAGAACAGACTCAGCGGCTTGATCTGCTTCTAAAGAAGCGGCTTCTCCAGGTGCAACTGATAAAGTAGTACCTTGTTCTATTGCTTCTGCTCTTTTTGCTAATATTGCTTTTACAGAGGCTGTATCGTCATCGCTAAGATCGTCATCTCTCAAGATGGATTCTAACTCACCAGTAGTGGCAGTTTCTGCCATCTTGAGATCAATTTCACTGTTTCCAATTAAATCTTTATCAAATAAACCAGAGTCTCTAGATTTCTTTATATTCGCTTTATCCATTTTATACTGCTTAACACCATCTGCTACATATTTGACAACTGCTTCTTTTGTCTGCTCCAATACTTCTGGCCACTTTTCAGCGGCGTTGGGATCGTTTTCGGGATATTGTCCTTCAAGGTTATTATATATTTCTCTTGCTAACTCATATGCTCCAACGCCAACTGCTCCTGCTGTACCAATACCAGGAACAAAAGACAATACTGCACCAGCACCAGCGGCTGCGGCACCATAATAATCTCCTTCAATCATTTTGTTTATAGACATTGCACCACCAATTCCAGCACCCGCTAGAGGTAATGCTTTAGCGACAAGTTGTGCTCCATTTCGTGCAACCATCTGAGCAACCATAGCAGATATTTTGGCTGCCGAACCTGCACCTTTCGCGGCTCCTTTCGCGGCTCCTTTTACGAGTTCTGGCGTTGCAGCCTTGGCGGCATTAGCCTTTTGTGCAAGATCGTCTATACCCTGTCTAAGTCTAGTTCCTTCTGCCTTCGCTTCAAGTCTTCCTGTTGTTGTGTTTCTTGTGAGTTGTCTGCCACGACTGTCAGTTGTCGTTGTTTGTCCTGCTTGATTAATAGCAGTTGTTGCGGCATCAATAGTTGATGCTGTAACCTTTGTCAAACCCTCGGCTGCCATCACTGTTCCCTTGGCAGCAAGTCCTGCTGTTTTGGCGGCAACATTCGCAACGGGCTTTGATGTTATCGCATCAACACCAGTTGTAAGTACTTTACCAGCGGCACCAGATTGTAATGCCAATTTTGTGGCTATCTGTTCTTCGTCAGTAGCCTCTTGAATCATATTACCTGTGCCTAAAACTTCATCCATTTTGCTTTTGAAGTTGTTTATGGTTTCATCCCATCTTTTTAGACCCTCTTCGGATTTTTCTTTCATGTCTTTCATTAACTGAGGACCAAAAAGCATAGCCAATAAACCAGCGCCCGCTACGGCACCTCCAGCGGCACCTGCTAGTTGACCAGCACGATCTCCCATTCCGCTATCTTTGAATCTATCTTTTAGAGTATCGCCACTTACATTTTGTGGTAATTCGTCTTGGCGTTTTTTTGATTTTCTTGCTTTTTCTTCAGACTCTTCTGCTTTTACTAGTTTACCTAGTTTTTCATCCATTCTCTCAAGAGTCTCTTCAACATCTTCTAATCCTTCAAGTCTTTGAACATCTGTCGCAATATTTTTTACTGTATTCTCAACATTAGATGTTGTTGTGTTTCTTGCATTGTTAGGCGCGGCTCTTTGTGTAGATGTGGGAACATTCGTTGCGTTCTGTGAGACCGTATTGAATCCAAGATTGCTTTGTGCAGATGCAGACTGCCTTCTTTGATCTTGGAAAAGAATAGGACCATCAACACTAGGTTCCTGTCGATTGTTTGCTCCGATAGTAGGTATCGAATTTCCCAGTCCTTTTGTTAATAATTGAAACATATATTAGCCTTGTTCTCGTTTCTTCTCTGCTTTCTTCTTTAAATGTTCTATCAACATACTAATGTAGACTTCCCTTTCCCACGGCATCCAGTTTTCGATTTCACTAAGAGAATATTTATGTTCTTGCATCAGTAAGAAATTAGTCTTAAAGAAATTCTCCAGTGTCTCATGAGAAAGGGTTAGTCGAAAAAATCCAAGTAACCATTCATATAAATTATGTTATTCTCTCCACACTTCTCACATTCTAATGAAAGTTCATTTTCCATAACAGGCATTGTATTAAAAAATTCTTTTATATTATTGAATTCTTCAAAAGTCAGATTTTCAATATATTCTGCCTTTTCTTCTTCTGATAAATCTTCTGCCTCGAATGTAGCATCCGTCGTATGAATAGATCGAATACATCTTTGTGCAACTTCCCAGATTGGCGCTTCTTCTGTTGCTGTTGCTAATGTCGCCAAATCTTCTGCACTAGGATAATTGAACTCTATCGAAACACTGTCATTAATAGACACCGGATTTACATGATCTTCGCTTGTCTTGATTTCAACCTTATCTAAATCAATATCTTGCAACGACACATGTCCACAATGTCCACATGTTAAATTCACCTGGAAGATTGGTGAAATAGATGCCGATCTTAATTTAAGAAAGATGTTCTGTAAATCAAAAATAGGTAACTCATCACCACTCAATTTTCCAAAAGAACAATTTGTTATTACTTGCTGTATAGCCTTTACAAGATCCGTAAAGTCTTTAGACTGTGATCCTAAAACTAAAAGTTTTTCTTCCTTTACTTTAAAGGGCCTAAACTTTACTTTTTTATCTACAGATAAAACATCCACATCAAATAAAGGCAACTCAGTAACTGGTAAAGCCATTATAATCTCCTATACTAAAATATTCTGTTGAGAGTATCCTCTACAACATTTGTAATACTATCTTGAATGCCACCTTTTATTCGCTCTCTCAAACTACCAGTGCGAATATTCAAGAACTTACCCAAAGCACTTCTGTCATCATTCAATGCATATGAATACCAATGTCTATATGCAAATGACACATTAATTCTGACAGGTGCTTCTCCTCCACTTTGAGACAGAGGTGTAAGACTAAGCAATCTTGGGAAAGCATCGACTAATGTCCACTCACCCACAATATTATCTTTTCTATCTAACCCAATAATAGTTATTTCTCCAACATGAGCATCATAAAAAGTTACTTCTTTAGATACTGGATCAACGCTTTCTGCCATCCAAGATTCAAAATAACCTCTTGCATCCCAATCGCTATCACATATAAAAGTCATCTGTGCGTTGTCGCCAAAGTATTCTACACCCGCCAACCTGTTTTCAGTCCAATGACCATACTTTACTGGCGCATATGTCATAACAAGACCTGGAATAGCGGCTTCTTCGCATAATAAAGATACATCTCTATCACCGCCTTGTCCGTATCTGCCGTTAGGACTTCTAATGAAAACTTCAAAGCGATTGGGTCTCGCTAAGTCTTTTTCTCTTACCTTTGAAATAAAATCGTTTGTACTAAAATATGCCATTACATCATAGCCCTTGAGTCTGTGTAAACTTTTTGTCTACTTGCGCCTTGGAAACTTTCTACAGGCAAAAATATTGCCGCTTTCCAATCTTGCGGATTAACTTTAAAAAACCCACTTCTCATATGAGAACCAAGATATCTTTTCACACAAGGTCTAACACTAGGAAATCTTGAAGCACTTTTCAACAAATCCCAATTATATCTCATTGTAGATTTCTCATCTAGTGTTTTATCTTTCGCTGTTTCCATAAGTTTACCAAGTAGTTCAGCCCTCAGGCCAAGCGGTATATAATGTAAATTTAAACCCCAAAATCCACCTTGAGCATCTTCAAAAGGCAGACATAAGGGAAACTTATCGAAATATGGTAATGTAGTTCCATATGTTTTAGCATCATATACAAACAAATACATGCTTCCCACATCATACTGTGATTCAAAAGATCCTAAATCACTTCTGAAAGCGGAAGTCGCACTTGTTATATTACGAGCAACGGAACGAACCTGTCGCATATACCAATCAAAACTCTTCTTTTGATCGTTAGAGTTTGCTCGTATTTGTTCAAATGGGTTAGCCATAAGGCTATTTATAAGAGTTTCTTAGAAATGTAGCCGTCTATATGATTGAGAATATGTTCTCTTCTGGGTTGCATGTTTTCTTGTTCAATAAAATCTTTCCATTCAACGCTAGGATCCATAAAAAATTTATCGTACATGAAAGGATCAACAATGTTTCTTAACTTTGCTTGACTGAATTCTTCGGCACACCATCTCATAACAGCATGTAAAGATAGATCATCATTTTCCCAATTTAAATAATACTTTGTATCTCGTACATAATCATAAAGACCTTTATAATATGGATTGATTGCTTTTGACCAATCGATATCATCTTCTTGCCACTCTGCCCGCCTATAACCGAACTTTGTCCAGTCTTTGTCCATTTCTGAATTATGATTGAGCGAAGGTGGTTGATTATCTAAATCTTTTATCATCAATACATTCATATGATAACTATGATGTGACCAATAATTACTTAACCAAGATACTGTCTCTCGTAGTGTATCAAGAGTTTCATGTGGAAGTCCTGCAATAAGAGATATATGTCCTTTATAAAATCCAGCATTTTTTCTAAAATATTCATCTACTGCCAATAGTCCATCTTGTATCTTACCGCTCTGCATGCCTTTGCCTATAGACTTTGCAGATTTATGATTCATAGATTCGACACCATAAAAATGTGAGGTTATTCCCATATCAATAAGATTATCCCAGTCCTGTATTTTAGATACTAATAAATCGGCTCTAATATAAGCAGTCATTTTAGGTTTGAATGGTAGTTTTCTACAAGCGTCCGCGTAGACTTTTATTTTCTCGCTGTGATCATTGAAAGTTTCATCTAAAACCATGTAGTGAGTAACGCCCCACTTATCATAGTTTCTCATCATCTCATCATAAACACCCTGTGCATTTCTAATATAATTGCCCTTTGCACCCAGAACAGGAAAAGAACAAAATGAGCATTTGAACTTACATCCTCTAGCAAACTCTAATAAAAGTATTTCTCTCTCATGAATATGATCTCTATCTTCATATTCGACTTCTAATTCGTCTTTAGGAAACGCTTTATAATTTGCGTATGCATTTATAACTCTATTCTCATGAACGGGCTCTGGTGCGCCTTGGAAGTGTTCTAAAAGCGATAATAAAGCGTATTCCCCGTACCCATAGCAATACCAATCACACTTCAGACTTTCTAGTGCGGCATTTTGACTACCAGTAACAATGGGGATATTTGGGTATTCTTGTTTGAGCCACTTAATGAAATCATGCACCACATCAGTATCAATAAAGAATGTGCAACTAAAACCAAAGAATAACAATTTATCGCTAATTCTTTTTCTAGTGAATTCTTGTAACTCTTCTAATTTCCAACGATGGATATAATCTACTACTTCGATATCATAGTTATGTTGTCTTAAATATGTGGCAAGTTTGTGTGCACCAGAAGAACGCCTAATACTAAACGCATCAGGGTCCATTCCCATATCCTCTAATAATCCACCGAATATTATACCATGCATGTCAGCGATTCAAAAAAAGGGGGCACTAGGCCCCCTATAAAGCCAATTACGACTATTTAGTTGTCTTCGGCAAGTTTTGCGAAATACGACATAGCAGACTCATCTTCTGAAGATGTGGGTGCTTTTGCCGTGTTGGACTCAACAAAGAGATCGTCAGCGGCATCACCTGTCTGGACAGATACGCTTGACGCTGAAGGAACAGTTCTAGTAGAACCTAAAACCATGTCAAGTTTTTTCTTCAACTCATCATAGGACTTGAAGTTTTTAGGATCAACAATCTCTGCAAGAGAATGTTGCTGGCTCCAGATTTCTTCTATTGCTTCATCAGTATCAGCAACAACAGAATCAACGGACTCAAACTCCGACTTGTCATAGTTTCGGAATCCCTCAACTTGACGAATCTTTAGTTTAAGATTTCTTCCTTCCCAGAAATCGAAAGGATTTACTGGAGTCTCATCTTCAAACTCAGGCTTCATTGCGTCCTGAATCTTATCAAAGATTTTCTTTCCAAACTTATACAAGAAAACTTTACCTTCGTTTTCTGGTTTCGCAGGATCCTTAACAACAACGATATTGGTGTAGTAAGCAAGCCTTCGCTTTTGCTTTCTAGCAATTTCTTTGTCAGCATCAACACCAGAATTCCAAAGTTCAGAATTCAACTCTGATACTGGATCTTGCTGTCCAAGCGTAGTTAAAGAATTTTCAATGTACCACTTTCCAGAGGGACCTTGAAAGCCATGATTCCAAAGACGAACCCAAGGCAAGTCTTCGCCTTTAGGTGCTGGAAGAAAACGAATAATAGCAAGACCGTTGCCTGCATTATCGACTGTTGGCTTCCATTCTTTGCCATCATCTCTAGATTGAGTGGTGGTTGTAGCAGACATCTTTTCAACCTCTTTCATGAGATTATCAAAGTTGCCACGAGATTTCCGAAGATCGGATAGTGTATTGAACGACATATTTTACTCCTTATGTACGATGTTTACGATTTATTTTCGTTATATGCGGTTGATCATAAAAGTCATCACTTTCATAACTGCTTTCATCATATAACTTGTGTTTGTATTTGTCAAGTCTTAATTTAACATCAGACTCAACTTTCCGAACACGGCGGTTATGCTCTTCCTCATACTGAGATCGAGACTTTTTCTTGCTGGCCATCAAGAACACTCCTATTTATACAGCCTTCAAGGTCTTTCGCTACAGACAACATAGTATCTGTAACCTTAACAAATGGTCGATATTTTGTTATCGTCAATGAACTCTGAGATAAGAAAACATCACTTGTATCTACATCGACAAAATTAAAAATTTTATCTGTGATAACCATAGTTTCAATGTTGATTATATTAGCATAGTATAATTGAAAAGTCAAGGGGTGTTGCAAATTTTTTTCAACAAATGGATTACTAATTTCTCTTTTTTCCATTTCTAATATGATCTTAGCGATATCTTTTTCAAACAAGTACTCTCTTTTGGACTTTCTCGTTTTCCATTCTTCATATCTTCTGTCTGCTTCGTTTGAAAGGTGAATCGTTGAACCCGAGACAATAAAAGTGGCAATAAAGTAATCTACTATTTCTTCTTTTGTATATTTCTTGGCTAATTTTTTGAAGAAGATACCATCGTTTCTTTTCAAGAATGATTTTTCAGATGCCCTTACTTTGCCATTATACTTTACAACATCATAATTTTTGTTTGTAAAATGTAATTTTAAAGCAAGATATATCTTGTAAACATCAAACGAATCCATTATATAGGCAACTTTCCTCCAGCAGAACCTTTAATAAGGTTGAGATTTTCTGCTTCAACTTTGATCTTATCTTTTAAAGATGGAGATAAAAGTTTTTTAATAGTCTCAATCTCTATACCTCGCTTTGTGCAATAATCAACTATCGCATCAATATAACTATTTGTACGAACTCCTACTTTCTCTATGTACTGTGAAAATTCAGCAGAGTTTTTAAACTCCTTGGTTATCATGAATTCATCACTCATATTTTGAGTCTGTGTATCATTATCAACTATTAATTTCGGCATTGCTTCTCCTAACTATCAATACCGAACTTGGTATCAATCTCTTCTAATTGTTGTTGTACTCTACGAAATGTTTTAGACTCATCAAACTCTTCTTTCCAATGCTTGATATATCCAATAACATCAAAATCACATGGTGCATATGGTTCTTCACAAAGCGTATCATGTGCTTCACCAGGTTTATCAAACTCATGTACAATAGGATGTTTAAATGCTTCAGCAACAT